AACTTGCGGAGATCAAGAAGGCAGAGCTGAACTTCCAAGCACGCATGAAAGAGCTGGACGTGGATGTCTTTGAGCTTGAGACCAAGGATATTCAGCACGCCCGCGAGACCCATAAAGGCGACTGGACCCCGAAGGTCATCGCCCTGGCCTGCATCCTATTCTTTGGCGGATACATTTTCAGCGTGACCTTCCTGCCACCGGAGGCGAACAGTGAGGCGGTCATCAACCTCGTTCTGGGCTACCTTGGCGGTGTGGTTAGCGCGATCGTTTCCTTCTATTTTGGCGCCAGCCAGAAGCAGGACTGAGCCCATGAAGACCGGACCAGAAGGCCTGGAGCTGATCAAGCACTTTGAGGGCTGCGAGCTCAAGGCCTACTGGTGCCCGGCCGGGGTGCTGACCATCGGCTACGGCCACACCGCCGACGTTGACGAGGGCGATGAGATCGAGCAGGAGGACGCCGACCGGCTCCTGGAGGCGGACCTGGAGGAGTTTGAGCATTATGTGCTCCAGTTTGTCGAGCCTGAGCTCACGCAGCACCAGTTCGACGCCATCGTGGCATGGACCTTCAACCTGGGGCCGGGGAACCTCAAGGAAAGCACGCTCCTGAAGCGCCTGAACGAGGGAGATTTCGACGACGTGCCGGCCCAGATCCTCCGGTGGACCAAGGCCGGCGGCAAGGAGCTCCCCGGTCTTGTCCGCAGGCGCGAAGCTGAGGCTTTGCTGTTCCTGGGAGAGGACTGGCGGAAATGTCTAGCCTAGCGATCAAGGATTTCGACCTACTCTCCGACAGTGAAAAGGCGGAGGCCATGGCCCTGCTCAAGCGCTACGACGCGCTTGAGAAGCAGGAGAGCGCGCAGAAGAATTTCCTGTCCTTCGTGAAGACCCAGTGGCCTGACTTCATCGAGGGCCGCCACCACCGGATCATCGCCGAGAAGTTCGACCGCATCGCCGCCGGCAAGCTGAAGCGCCTGATTGTCTGTTTGCCACCGAGGCATTGCCTTGAGACTGATACCCCGGTGCTGACCACCGATGGCTGGAAGACCATGGCCGAGGTCGAAACCGGGGACTATGTCTTTGGACCAGACGGCCAGCCCACTCGCGTCACGGGCAAATCTCCGGTCTACGAAGACGTTGAGCTCTACCGCGTGACGACCAACGACGGCGCCTCGGTCATCACTGACGCAAAGCATCGCTGGTGGGTGCGCCTGGACCGCAAGCACAAGAAGTTCAAGGAGTACACGACAGAAGAGCTCTGGCAGCGCGATCAGGGGTCCTTCTTGCGCCGCCACAGCAGCGGCACGCTGGAGATCCGCCCTGGAGCAGTGGCGAACCCTAGGGCCGCCATGATTCCCGACACAGAGGCCGTGGAGCTCCCTGAGCGTGATCTCCTGGTGGATCCTTATGTGCTCGGGCTTTGGCTGGGCGACGGTTCAAAGCATCAAGCCATTATCACCGCGCATGATGACGACGCAGGCTTCTATCGAGCAGAGTTTGCTCGCCGCGGCTACGAGACCACCGACCAGTCTACGCGCTTCTCTTTTGGCATCCTGAACTTGAAAGTGAAGCTGCGGGATATTGGCGTGCTTGGGAACAAGCACGTCCCGGCAGATTACATGGTCGCCAGCATTGAGCAGCGAAAGGATCTTGTGCGCGGCCTGATGGACTCTGACGGGAATGTGTCGAAGGCCGGGCAGTGCTTCTTTGCCCAGAAGGACCGGGCGCTGATCGACCAGTTCAGGGAGCTCCTCTGGTCCCTGGGCGTCAGAAATACGGTGCAAATTTCTGAGGCCAAGATTGGCGATCGATCCTATGGGCCGACCTACAAGGTGTCTTTCTACGCTCCGGATCTTTGCCTGTTACCCCGCAAGCGCGAGCGCGCTAAGGCGACTGTTTATGGGCGGTTTATCCGCATCGAAAAGCTAGAACGCCGCGGCAACGTGCAATGCGTACAGGTTGAGCGCGAGGATGATCTATTCCTCGCCGGCAAGGGTCTGGTCTGCACTATGAACAGCAAGTCCGAATTTGCCTCGACCTTCTTCCCGGCGTGGATGATGGGGCGCCGCCCGAACCTGAAGATCATCCAGGCGACGCACACCGCAGAGCTCGCGGTGCGGTTCGGCCGCCGGGTGCGGAACATCATCGACAGCGATGAGTTCCAGGAGGTCTTCCCGAGCCTGCAGCTTGAGGGCGACAACAAGAGCGCCGGCCGCTGGACCACCAACGGCGGTGGCGAGGCCTTCTACTCGGGCGTGGGCGGTGCGATCACCGGCCGCGGTGCTGACCTGCTGGTGATTGACGACCCCGTATCGGAGCAGGACGCGCTCTCGGCGACGGCCCTGGACAGCATCTACGAGTGGTACACCTCCGGCCCCCGGCAGCGTCTCCAGCCCGGCGGGATCATCGTGATCGTCATGACCCGGTGGTCGACCAAGGATCTCGTGGGGCGCGTGCTGAAAAAGCAGGGCGACGACTACGCGGACCAGTGGGAGGTGGTCGAGTTCCCGGCCATTATGCCCGAGAGCGAGGAGCCGCTCTGGCCTGAATACTGGAAGAAGGAAGAACTTCTCTCGGTCAAGGCCTCGCTGCCCATCGCGAAGTGGAACGCGCAGTGGATGCAGAACCCGACCGCCGAGGAGGGCTCGATCGTCAAGCGCGAGTGGTGGCGGCGCTGGGAGCCGGACCACGTCCCGGCCTACAGCTACGTCATTCAATCCTACGATACGGCCTACAGCAAGAAGGAGACCGCCGACTACTCGGCGATCACCACCTGGGCGATCTTCCAGCCCGAAAATGACGGGCCCGAGCAGATCATCCTCCTCGACGCCAAGCGCCTGCGGGTAGACTTTCCGGAGCTCAAGCGTGCGGCCATGGAGGAGTACCGATACTGGGAGCCGGACTGCGTGCTCATCGAGGCCAAGGCCTCGGGCACGCCCCTGACCCACGAGCTCCGGCGCATGGGTATCCCGGTGACCGCGTATACGCCGAGCCGGGGGCAGGATAAGATCGCCAGGATGAACAGCGTTGCCCCGATCTTTGAGTCGGGTATGGTGTGGGCACCGGAGCAGACCTTCGCCGAGGAGGTCATCGAGGAGATGGCCTCGTTCCCCTACGGGGACCACGATGACTTCTGCGACTCGGCGACCATGGCCTTGATGAGGTTTCGCCAGGGCGGATTTGTTACCCTTGACGAAGACTATCAAGAAGAGATGCGGCCGCTACGGCGAGACAGGGTGGTTTATTACTGATGGCTATCGAAAAGCGCGAGCTCGGCACCCAGGACGATCCGGACATCATGGTCACGGGCAATCAGGTGGAGGTCTTCCCTGAGCCGTCCCGGGAGGACCAGGTGCGCGACGCGGCCATGGTCCTGGTGGCGGAGGAAGGGATCCTCATCGACGACGAGATCGATGCGATGCCGGAGATGCCCCAGGCCGGCCACGACGAGAACCTGGTCGACTACATTGATGCAGGGGATCTCTCGACCCTGGCCGGGGACGTCCTGTCCTCGATCAAGGCCGACAAGGACTCCCGCTCGGACTGGGAGAAGACCTACGTCGACGGCCTGAAGTACCTGGGCATGCGCTTCGACGACACCCGCTCCCAGCCCTTTGAGGGCGCCTCTGGGGTGATCCACCCGATCCTGGCCGAGGCCGTGACCCAGTTCCAGGCCCAGGCCTACAAGGAGCTCCTGCCGGCCAAGGGGCCGGTGAAGACCGAGATCGTCGGCATGCGCACGGTTGAGGTCGAGCAGCAGGCCGAGCGCGTCGGCAACTTCATGAACTTCTACATCATGAATGTGATGGAGGAGTTCGACCCCGAGCTCGACATGCTCTTGTTCTACCTGCCTCTGGCCGGGTCCGCCTTCAAGAAGGTGTATTACGACACGGTGCTCAATCGCGCGGTGAGCAAGTTCATCGCCCCCGAGGACCTGATCGTGCCCTACGAGGCCCCGGACATGTTCTCGGCCGAGCGCGTGACCCACGTCCTCAGCATGAGCAAGAACGAGATTCGGAAGCTGCAGCTGAACGGGTTCTATGCCGACATCGAGCTCAAGGGCGGCAGCGGCCACTACTCCCGGGACGAGATCGAGGAGCAGATCGACGAGATCGAGGGCCAGTCCCCGTCCTACCAGGAGATGCGCGACCGCACGGTCTACGAGGTCCACACGATCCTAGACCTGCCTGGCTTTGAAGACGTCGGCGAGGATGGCGAGCCTACGGGGCTGAAGCTGCCCTATATCGTCACCATCGACGAGGACTCGCAGCAGGTCCTTGCCATCCGCCGCAACTGGCGCGAGCAGGACCCGGCGAAGCGCAAGATCAATTACTTCGTGCAGTTCAAGTTCCTCCCCGGCCTGGGCTTCTACGGCCTGGGCCTGAGCCACATGATCGGGGGCCTGTCGAAGGCCGCGACCTCGATCCTGCGCCAGCTGATCGACGCCGGCACCCTGGCCAACCTGCCCGCCGGCTTCAAGGCTCGTGGGATGCGGATCCGGGACGAGGACAACCCGCTTCAGCCTGGTGAGTTCCGGGACATCGACACCACCGGCGGCAGCCTCCGGGAGAACCTGATCCCGCTCCCGATCAAGGAGCCGTCGAACGTCCTCATGCAGCTGCTCGGGCTGCTCGTGGAGAGCGGCAAGCGTTTTGCCTCGATCGCCGACATGAACGTCGGGGACATGAACCAGCAGATGCCCGTGGGCACGACCGTGGCGCTCCTGGAGCGCGGCACGAAGGTCATGAGCGCGATCCACAAGCGCCTGCACTACAGCCAGAAGATCGAGTTCCAGCTGATGGCCAGGGTGTTCAACGAATACCTGCCGCCGGAGTACCCGTACCAAACGGGCTCCGGCCAGCAGGTGATCTTGAACCAGGACTTCGATGGCCGGGTCGATGTGATCCCCGTCTCGGACCCGAACATCTTCTCCCAGAGCCAGCGCATCACCATGGCCCAGGAGCTCATGACCCTGGTCCAGTCTAATCCTGAGATCCATGGCCCTCGCGGGATCTATGAGGCCTACCGGCGCATGTACGCGGCCCTGGGGGTCGATGACATCGACACCCTCCTGCAGCCGCCTCAGGAGCCTCAGCCGCCCATGCCGGTGGATGCGGGCCTGGAGAACTCCGGGCTGCTCCTCGGTCAGCCTGCGCAGGCCTTTGAGCCCCAGAACCACCTTGCCCACGTCGACGCCCACCGGCAGCTGTTCCTGACCCAGGTTGTCAAGGAAAACCCGCAGCTGCAGGCGATGATCATCAGCCACATGCTCCAGCACCTGCAGTTCCAGGCGGCCCAGATGGCCCAGCAGCAGCTTCCGCCTGAGGTGATGCAGCAGATCCAGCAGCAGCCCATGCTCGCGCAGCAGCTGCCGCCGGAGCAGGTTCAGATGTTCCAGCAGCAGGTGCAGATGCTGATCGACCAGCTGGCTTCGCCGATCCTGGCCCAGCTGACGGCGGAGCTCATGGAATCGATTGGCCAGGGCAGCGCCGATGATCCCCTGGTGCAGATCCGCCAGCAGGAGCTCGCGCTGCGCGCGGCAGAGCTCCAGCAGGATCAAAGCGAGTTCCAGGCCGAGGAGCAGCGCCGGGTCCAGGAGAAGCTCCTGGAGGCCGAGATCCAGCGCCAGCGCATGGATCTCCAGAAGCAGATGGCCGACGATAAGATTCGCATGGCCGAGGACCGGCTCCAGCAGAACACCGAGCTGAAGCTGATGGAATTGGCCCAGAGGTTCGGGAGACAGCAATGACCACCAGCTACCGCCTAGAGGCGATCGCAGAGCTCCGCAAGCGCAAGAAGGTCATGCGCGAGCTGGAGGCCCTGGAGTTCGCCGCCGAAGAGAAACGCAAGGCCGATCGCGACGCCGCGAATGAGGCCAGGATTGCGGCCAAGCTTGGCCGAGCCACCGGGGAGGAACCTGCGCCTCCCGCGGTGGTGCTTTCTGAGCCAGAACAAGAGGCCCTGGTCGAAGAGGCCAAGCCGAAACCCAAGCGCCGTCGGAAGGCGGCACCCAAGAAGGAGGCTGAAAATGCCGATGAAGAAGGGACGCAGCCAGGAGACGATCTCGGAGAACATCCGGATGCTTCGTAAAGAGGGTCGTCCGCAAAAGCAAGCCGTGGCCATCGCGATGGACAAGGCCAAGGAAATGAAGGCCGGTGGCGCTGTGATGGGCGCCGCTAAGGTCAAACCGAAAAGAATGAAGACCCGTGGCACCGGCGCCGCCACGAAGGGTCTTTATTTCTACGAACGGGATTGATGGACGACCTCGACCTTCAATCTCGGATCGATCGAACCATTCGTGAGCGTCGGGCGCTGATCCAGGAGACGCTCATGAACGGTTTGCTAAAAGATATGGAACAGTACAAATATTTGCAGGGCGAGCTGCGTGCGTTAGACTTCATTGAGGAGACCATTCGGGACTACCTCAAGAAGGAGGCGCGGTGAGTAAACCAAGTGTAGAGGGTGCTTATGTAAGCACCGAGGAGCGCGTGCTCGATCCAACCCTGTTGGAGAAGAGCGCGCTTGAACGCATGCCCAGCCCGTCCGGGTGGCGCATGCTGGTTCTTCCTTATGCGGGGAAGGGCACAACCAAGGGTGGGATCCACCTGACCCAGGAGACTCTCGACCGGGAAGGGCTCGCTACCGTGGTGGCGTATGTGGTGAAGATGGGGCCGCTCTGCTATGCGGAGACCTCCAAGTTCGGCCACAAGCCGTGGTGCAAGGAGCGCGACTGGGTTCTGATCGGCCGTTACTCGGGTGCCCGCTTCAAGCTTGAAGACGGCGCCGAGGTCCGCATCATCAATGACGACGAGGTCATTGGCACGATCCTCAACCCAGACGACATAGTGAGCTTCCGATGATTGAGAACGCAGCGAAACAAGCCGAAGAAGATCGGGTCGACATCGAGATCACCGAAGACCTGCCCGAGGGTGAGGCCCAGCCGCAAGCCCAAGCGTCCAACGAGGACGAGCTTGAGCGCTACACGAAGCAGGTCTCTCGCCGGATCAACAAGCTGAACGCAAAACAGCGTGAAGCCGAGGAGCGCGCTGCCAACCTGGAGCGTCTGGCGATGCAGAAGGAGCAGGAGCTCCAGCAGTACCGCCAGCAGACGGTCCACTACCAGCAGAGCATGCTCCAGAAGGAAGAGGAGTCGCTGAAGGCCAAGTCGGACCAGGTCGATGAGATCTACCGCAAGGCGGTCTCCAGTGGCGATGCCGAGCTCATGTCCAAGGCGGACACGCTGAAGACCGAGCTCGCGATCCAGAAGGAGAAGCTGAACGCGGCCAAGGCCCGCTATGCCGGTGCTCAGCAGGCGCAGGCTCAGCAGGTTCCTCAGGAGCAATACCAGCAGTACCGCCAGCCTGAGCCGCAGCGGCAGGCCCAGCAGGAGGTCAAGCCGACCGACCAGGCCCTGTCCTGGCACCAGCAGAACCCCTGGTACGGGAACCAAGAGGACCCCGAGCATTCGGCGGCTACGCAGCTTGCGTACTTCACCCACTTCAACCTTCTGAACGAAGGCTACGAGGCCGACTCCGAGGATTATTATGCGGAGTTGAACAATCGTGTTTATCGGGCGTATCCTTCGCTCAAGGCTGCCGGCGACGGCGGCCAAGCTGCCGGGAAACAGGAAAGTCGGCCCTCTGTGCAAAGAGTCGCTTCCGCCTCAGTAGGAGGTCGGCAAAAATCACAGACCAAGCGTGGTGTGACGTTTACGAAGTCTGAGATCGAACGTCTCCGCGGTCTGAAGCCGCACAACATGAGCGAGGAGCAATGGCTCCAGCGAGTGGCTAAGGAAAAGCAGAAGATCGCACAACGAGAGGTACGCTGAGATGAGTAACACGACCACGAACCGCGCAAGCCGTGAATCCGAGACTCACGCTAAACAAGCTCGCAGACAACCTTGGCGCCCAGTGCGTAAGCTGGAAACTCCTCCCGCCCCTCCGGGGTACGAATACCGTTGGATTCGGGAGAGCATGCTGGGGCAGGAAGACAGGGCCAATGTGTCCCGTCGGGTGCGCGAGGGCTGGGAACTGGTGCGTGGCACCGACCTCCCGCCCGAGTGGCGCGATTCCTTCCCCACCATGGACAGCGGCCGCCATGAGGGCGTAGTAAGTACGGAGGGTCTGCTGCTGGCCAAGTTACCGATCGAAACGGTTGAGGAGCGTCGCGCCTACTACCAGGGCAAGACGCGCCAAGCCCGGGAGGCGTTGGACAACAACATGTTCAGCGAGCTCCGGGGAGACAGCCGTTATGTGAAGTACGACCCCCAGCGCGATACCCAAGTTACCTTTGGACGACGCTGATATTAGGAGGCCATTCAAATGGCAAATAAAGACGCTGCTTTTGGTTTGCGTCCCAGCCGGATGATGGGTGGTGCCCCTTATTCTGGGGGTCAATCCCGTTACCGCATCGCAAGCAGCCTCGCTGGTGCTATCTTCCAGGGCGACCTGGTCAAGCAAGTTACCGGCGGTGGCATTGAGCGTGCTGCTGCATCCAGCACGGTTCCCGTGGTAGGCGTATTTAACGGCTGCCAGTATACGGATCCGACGACTGGTGAGCAGGTGTTCAAGAACTACTACCCCGGGAGCGTGGCTGCTTCCGACATCATTGCTTTCGTCATCGACGATCCGAGCGTGGTGTTTGAAGTGCAAGCCGATGCTGCTTTCCCCGTCGCTGACCTGTTTGGCAACTTCGACATCGTCGATAACGCCACCACGGGCGACGTGAAGAGCGGTCGCTCCAACCTGGAGCTCGATGTCACCACGGGTGCTACGACCACGACCCTGCCCCTCAAGGCAATCGACATCTCCCAGGATCCCGACAACGACGACGTGGCCTCGGCCAACACGAACGTGCTTGTGGTGATCCAAAACCACATCATGGGCGTGAAGTCCGCCGGCTTAGCATAAGGAGGCTGAACAATGGCAATTTCACGCGCCCAGCTCGCGAAAGAGCTAGAGCCCGGACTCAACAGCCTCTTTGGCATGAGCTACGACACCTACTCTCGCGAGTACGAGCAGATCTTCGCCATCGAAGACTCTCAGCGTGCGTTTGAAGAAGAAGTGCTGGTCACCGGCTTTGGCGGGGCTCCCGTCAAGACCGAAGGCCAGGGCGTCCAATTCGACAACGCCTCCGAGAGCTACACGGCTCGCTACACCCACGACACCATTGCCCTGGCATTTAGCCTCACCGAAGAGGCCGTCGAGGATAACCTCTACGACTCCCTCGGTAAGCGCTACGTCAAGGCTCTGGCTCGTTCCATGGCTAACACCAAGGAAGTCAAGGGTGCCGACGTGCTCAACAACGCCTTCTCCTCCAGCTTCGCTGGCGGCGACGGTAAGGCACTGATCGCTACCGACCACCCGCTGGCCGGTGGTGGCACCGCTGCCAACCGTGCGACCACGATGGCCGACCTCAACGAGACGTCCCTTGAAGACGCGCTGATCGACATCAGCACCTTCACCGACGATCGCGGTCTGACCATCTCGGTGCAGGCGACCAAGCTTGTGGTTCCCCCGCAGCTGGTGTTCGTTGCAGACCGGATCCTGGAGTCCACGCTCCGGGTCGGCACGGCTGACAACGACATCAACGCGATCCGCAACACGGGCGTGCTTCCCGGTGGCTACACCGTGAACCACTACCTGACGGATCCGGATGCCTTCTTCCTCCTCACCACGGTGACGGAGATGGGCGAAGGCCTGAAGATGTTCCAGCGCACCGCCATGGAAACCTCCATGGAGCCGGACTTCTCCACCGGGAACCTCCGCTACAAGGCCCGCGAGCGCTATTCTTTTGGCTTCAGCGACTGGCGTGGCATCTACGGCTCCGAAGGCGCGTAAGCACCTTCCGCCGTATCGAAAGGGCGTCCTCCGGGGCGCCCTTTTTATTTGCGCCGAACAAGCGTATAAATGGGCCTGATCCCTGACGAGCACAATGCTCGACCCTAGCCACGACAGGAGATTCCCAATGGCTAATACCACGTTCAACGGTCCGGTACGGTCCGAAAACGGCTTCAAAGTTGTTTCCAAGAACGCCACGACCGGTGCTTTCACCGAGAGCTTTGTGCTTGACGATTCCGGCATGCAGGTAACGCCTGTCTCTGTCAGCGACGGCGACGTGACCATTGCCGCTGCAACCAACGGTGGTCGGGTCAACCTCGTCCCTGCCCCCTCTCAGGACAACACCTACACGCTCCCGGCTCCGACTGCCGGCATTGCGTATCGGTTTGTCTTCGCGGGCGCGGCGGCAGCGTCTTTCGATGCCATCTTCGACACCGGGGACGACGCCAACTTCTTCATCGGCGGTGTGACCTTCCTCGATACTGACAACGAGGTGTCTGTTGTGGGCTCGGACGGCGACTCCAACAGCATCTTCCAGATCAATGTCCCTGCGGCCTTCGACATCACCTTCCTCGGTTTGGACGACACCAACTACCAAATCTTTGGGACGGTGACGAGCGCAACCGCTCCGGCCTTCTCTGACCAGCCGTAAAGTGCATAGCTACGGAGGATTAGGCCGATGATGGATAGTTTGGCCCAAGTTAAGCAGGTCAGTCGCCGAGAGTCGGGCTTTGCGGTTCTCGGCGCACATCGCCTGAAAGTGGTGTCGGTAGTCGGCACCTCTAGCGAGGGGAAGCTGACCATTTTTGATACCGACACGGCCCCCGTGGCCGGGACGTATGCCCAGACAGGAACGACGGTGACCGTCACCAAGACGGACCACGGGCTGTCTACTGGGGATGTGCTTGGGATTTGCTTTGCAACGGGGACCGGGGGTACGGCAACGTCCGGCAACTACACCATCACCGTGACTGCGAGCAACACGTTCACGGTCCCCATGCTGAACTCAGACACGATCACAGGCACCCCCGCGTGCAACTACGTCGCAAACATCGGGTCGAAGCAGCCAAAACCAAAACGCTGGTTGATGTGTAAAACTGTTTCGGCAAGCGACATCTTTGCCAACGTTTTTGACATCCCAAACAGCGGTTTTGCAACAAAACTCGGGACGTATTTCCTGATGAGCAACCTGTCTGAAGCCGACGCTTTCTACGAATAATGGCGACGACTAAAAACGTCAGTCGCACGCCTAGCGGGAGACTCACCTACCGAGGTGAGTCTTTCGCTGGCTACAATAAGCCGAAGCGCACCTCGGGCGGCAGCAAGAAGTTCGCCGTCCTGGCCAAGAAGGGAGACGAGGTCAAGCTGGTGCGGTTCGGCGACCCGAACATGACGATCAAGAAAAGCAATCCTGAGAGGCGACGCAATTTCCGGGCGCGGCACAACTGCGATACCGCAAAGGACAAATTTTCAGCACGCTACTGGTCGTGCAAGAAGTGGTGAGTTTGCCGCCCCCCGCCCGTCTCCTCTCTCCCCGCGCCCGGTGTGGGCGGGTGGGCGGCATCTTTTAGGAGAGCGCTATGGCCGACGTACCGAAAAATGTACGCAACCCAGCCTTGTACAAGAAGGCTCGGGCCGAGGCCAAGCGCAAGTTCGACGTATGGCCGAGCGCCTACGCCTCGGGCTACCTGGTGAAGCGCTACAAGGACATGGGTGGCACCTACAGCAACGGCAAGGCCAAGGGCGGGGAGATCAACGCCAACACCATGATGGTCCAGGGCCGGGGCTGCGGTGCCATGATGGACAGCAAGCGCAAGCAGACCCGGGTGCCCCGTGGCTAAGCGAAAGGGAGGACTGACCAAGTGGTTTGGCGAAAACTGGGTCGATATCTCAGCACCGAAAAAGAGTGGTGGCTTCAAACAGTGTGGCCGCAGTTCTGCGAGCGACTCAAAGCGTGGCTATCCAAAGTGCGTGCCTTCATCAAAGGCAGCTAGCATGAGCGAGAAGGAGATCGCCTCGGCCGTCCGGCGGAAGCGATCGAAGAAGCAGGGCGTGGGCGGCAAGCCCACCAACGTAGCAACATTTGCAGCCGAAGGAGGCTCGATCATGAAGATGAAGAGCAAGGGCTACGCCAAGGGCGGCGCCATGATGAAGAGCAAAGGCATGGCCAAGGGTGGTGCCATGAACAAGAAGCCGGCCGGCAAGATGCGTCCGCCTTCCAAGAAGAACAGCGGCCTTTACGGCTAAGGGTGCCGTATCTTCAGAGTAACATCCCCCATTTCAAGTGCTGGGTTCGCCGTGAATACACCAAGAATCACATGGAGTATCACGGCGAATTTTTGCACGCGATGGCGATTGCGGTAACGACGATGCCGACCAGGTGCCTCAGCTTCCAGGTGCTGTTTACCGGGGCTGAGACCTACGACACCGACGAGCCGAACGTACACGGTGGGGCGATGTGGGCGCGGATGCCGATTACGGCGCTGGTTGGGGACACGCCGCTGGAGGACTGGCCGGAGCCTATGCCGGTCTGGGCTGCGCAGCCTTGGGACTGCAGCAGCCACCACCACGCGGTTTACGTCCTGGACCGATGCACGCCATGCCCCTGGCTGGCGAAGATAGACGGCAAGTTCTACCCGGCGAAGTATTACTTCACTGTGGACTATGCCGAGAATGAGATCGCTGACGACCCGGCGCAGCATAAGCAGAGCCATGTCCTGGAGCTGCTCGACGCCGGTAAGTGGACCGGGAACATCGTCGCCCTGCCGAACAATCGGGTCAGGGTCACGCACCCGGCCTGGTTTGAGACGGGAGAGGGTGCGCCCGATTTCCGCCCGTCGCAGCATATCCACTACAGCAAGTCAGATCTGGACTATACTCTCGACGTGAACCAGGTCTTCGACAATCTGTACGCTGAGGGTGACGACAATGGCGACGAGCAGCAGCAAGAACTTTGAGCTCGACGTAGCCGAGTACATCGAGGAAGCGTTTGAGCGGTGCGGGCTAGAGCTCCGCACCGGCTACGACCTTGAGTCGGCCCGTCGGTCGCTGAACCTGCTCCTCGCCGAGTGGGCGAACCGTGGTCTGAACCAGTGGACGGTGAAGCAGAACACCATCGCCATGGTCCAGGGCACGGCGGCCTACAACCTGGACGCGACGAATCCCACGGCCGTCATCGACGTGCTGGATTGCTTCGTGCGCGAGACGGTCAGCGGGACGACGACGGATCTCCCGCTGAACCGCATGAGCCGGGCCGAGTACGCCAACATGGCGACCAAGAGCACGACCGGGAAGCCGAACCAGTATTTCCTGGACAAGCAAATCACGCCCACGATCACGGTCTGGCCGGTGCCCGACAAGAGCTCGACCTACACGGTCTACGTCAACGTGCTCACGCGCATGGACGACGCCGATACGGGCGTCGACACCATGCAGGTGCCCTTCCGCTTCTACCCGTGCCTGGCGGCCGGCCTGGCCTACTACATGGCCCTGAAGCGCGCCCCGGAGAAGGTGCAGCTGCTCAAGGCGCTGTACGAGGAAGAGTTCACCCGGGCGATGTCCCAGGACGAGGAGCGGGCATCCTTCCGGATCGCCCCGAACCTCCGCAGCTATAACATCGCCTAGCCATGGCCTTCGCGTCCAACAAGCACGCCTACGGGATCTGCGACATCACCGGATTCCGCTACCGGCTGAAGGACATGAAGAAGACCTGGGACGGGCTCCTCGTGGGACCCGACCAGTGGTCGCCTAAGCACCCCCAGCTGGAGCGCAAGCCTACGCCGGCGGATCCCCAGGCGCTCAAGAACGCGCGCCCGGATCCTAACGCGGACGGGAATGACCTGACGGCCTTCCCGCTGGTCTATACGAACGTCGGGGATGGGAAGCTGGGCACAATTTTGCAAACCTTTGCAATTACCTGTACTGTCGGCGCGGTGGAGGTGACCACATCATGAGCTATACCCTAGCCTCGCTTAAGGCCGCAGTGCAGGAATGGATGCAGGTCGACGAGACGACGTTCAACGACAACCTGGATGAGATGATCCAGAACGCGGAGGCGCGGATCTTCAAGCTTGTGCAGCTCCCCGAGCAGCGCAAGAATGTGACCGCCAACGTGTCGACGAACAATCGTTTCCTGGCCACGCCGACGGATTTCTTTGCACCGTTTAGCCTGGCGGTGATCGACGACAGCAAGTACCACTACCTGCTGTTTAAGCACCCCAGCTTCATCAAGCAGTATGCGCCGGGCACCGCTACCCGTGGGCGCCCGAAGTATTACTCGCAGTTTGATGACACGGCCTTTGAGCTGGCTCCGGTCCCGGACGCTGACTATTCGATCGAGCTGCACTACCTCTACAAGCCGGCCTCGCTCACCTCTGGTGGCGATGCTGGGACGACCCTGCTCTCGACCGAGTACCCGGAGGCCCTGCTCTACGGCACCCTGGTGGAAGCTGCAATCTTCCTCAAGGAGCCGCCCGATGTGGTGGGAACCATGGAGACTCGCTTCAAGGAAGCCGTCGGCCGTATGAAGAACCTCAGCGAGGGCCGCGGCACGAGAGACGAGTACCGCTACGATATGCTGAGAATTGGAGTGTCTTGATGCAGGAGAAAGATCCGGGCCTAAAGGGGAAGAAGGTCGCGATCGTTGCCCTGGGATCCTCCCAGATTGACTTCGTGATCGGGCTAGAAAACAGCAAGCAGTGGGACGAGGTGTGGTGCATCAACTCGGCGCTGGCGGTCTACCGTCAGTGTGACCGGGTCTTCATGCTCGACCCGCCCTCCCGCTATCTCGACACCGAGGACGCGGGCAACCAGACGGAGATCATGCGCAAGCTGCTCCCGGTGCATCCGGGGCCCATCTACACCTGCGAGCTCGACGAGCGGGTGCCAGGGGCCGTGGAGTATCCGCTGGCTGAGGTGGTCACTTATGCCAAATGCGCATATCTAAATAACACCGTGGCCTATGCGGTGGCCTATGCCTACTGGCAGGAGGTCGCGCACATCGACCTGTTCGGGGTCGACTTCAGCTACAGCCACAACCTCCACTTCGCCGAGGCCGGCCGGGCCTGCGTCGAGTTCTGGATCTCCAAGTGCCTGGAGAACAAGATCGGCATCGGTGCCTCGCCGCGGTCGAGCCTGCTCGACAGCAACGTGGGCGTGACCGAGCGTCTCTATGGCTACCATAGGTTGGAAGATCCTATCGTGGCCATGCCGCACCAGGACGAGTGGGTGCTCTGCCCCCGGTCCCAGCTGAGCAAGGTCATCCAGGAGCGCGAGATCGAGCTCGTGAAGGTGGCCAAGGCCCCGGAGCCCTACCGAGGATGATCCCGGGGCAATCAGGCCCGAAGCTGGGCAACGTCATGGTCTCCACGACCCAGAACAAGGGGCACGACCCCGAGTTCTGGGCGGAGCAGGCCACGAAGAAGATCTGCGGGATCTCTGCCAATGCGGACCCGCACATTCGCAAGCAGGCGTTGGCTTTCCGGGACAGGATCTACGCGGTAATATTGGCCGAGATGCGGAGCGCCATCCGCTCAGACCGTGTTACCCTGAGCAATCAGATGAGGGCGCGCGGGATAAACGATTTGGCGCAGATCATTCGGGAGCTTTGAAATGGCCATCACCTCCGCAATTTGCACGTCCTTCAAGCAAGAGCTGCTCGTCGGCACGCACAACTTCGCCACCGGCGGGGACCTGTTTAAGCTGGCGCTCTACACGAGCTCTGCGACGCTCGGGGCCTCGACCACTGCCTACACCACGGCCGGTGAAGCCACGGGCACGAATTACAGCGCCGGCGGCGGCAACCTGACCAACATCACGCCCTTCGCAACGGGCACGACGGCGGTCGTCGACTTTGCAGACCTAACCTTCTCCACGGCGACGATCACCGCCCGGGGCTGCCTGATCTACAACAGCACCGTTGCAGACAAGGCGGTGGCCGCGATCGACTTTGGCGGGGACAAGACCAGCACGGCGGGTGACTTCACGATTGTGTTCCCGACGCCGACCGCGACGGGCGCGATCATCCGGCTGGCATAATGCCCCATGCCGCTGTCAAAGCTGGAGTTCCAACCGGGGATCGTTAAAGAGTCCACGGACTACGCTGCAGAAGGGGGCTGGGTTGACGGAAACCTAGTCCGCTTCCGCAAGGGTCGCGTGGAGAAGATCGGCGGCTGGCAAAAATTCGGCACCGACAGCGTCGAAGGCACCCCCAGGGCAATCCACCCCTGGCTCTCCCTGGGCGGAACGCGCTACAACGGCGTCGGCACGACGTGGAAATACTACGTCGAGCAGGGCCAGACCTATTACGACGTCACCCCCATCCGCAGCACCACCGCCGCGGGCGATGTGACCTTCGCCGCCACCAACGGATCCTCGACCATCACCGTGAGCGACACGGCCCACGGCGCGGTGGTCAATGATTTCGTGACCTTCTCCGGCGCGGTGACCCTGGGCGGGAACATTACCGACACGGTCCTGAATCAGGAATATCAGATCTCGGCGATCATCGACGTCGACAGCTACGAGATCATCGCCAAGGACACCTCGGGCGCCACGGTCACGGCAGACGGGTCCGATACCGGCAACGGCGGTGCGAGCGTCGTGGGCGAGTACCAGATCAATGTGGGCCTGGACACCTATGTGTCGAGCTCTGGCTGGGGCGTAGGGGTTTGGGGCGCTGGTGGTTTTGGCTCTGCCTCGGCCATCTCCGCGGTGAACCAGCTGCGGCTCTGGACCCATGACAATTACGGCGAGAACCTGATCATGAACCCGCGCGGAGCGGGGATTTATCGCTGGGTCGAGAACAGCGGCGTGACGGTGCGTGCCGAAGAGCTCTCGCAGATATCCGGCGCCAACCTGGTGCCCACGGTGGGCCTGCAGGTGATCACCTCCGAGACCGACCGGCACCTCATCGTGCTGGGCGCGGATCCGATCTCTGGCGGCGCCCGCACGGGCACCCTGGACCCCATGCTGGTGGCCTTCTCCGACCAGGAGGACGAGCTCCAGTTTGAGCCCACGGCGACCAACAGCGCGGGCTCTGTGCGTCTATCGAGCGGGTCCTTCATCGTCGGTGGCCTGAAGAGCCGGCAGGAGGTCCTGATCTGGACCGACACCAGCCTTTACTCGATGCAGTTCATCGGCCCCCCGCTGACCTTCGCCGTGAACCTGGTGAACGAAGGCGCGGGCCTGATTGGCCCCAAGGCCATGGCCAATGCCCCGACTGGGGTCTTCTTTGCATCCAAGAACGGCTTCTTTTTTTACAACGGCGCCGTCCAGCGCCTGCGCTGCACGGTTCAAGAGTACGTCTTCAATGACCTCGACCTGAGCCAGGCCTTCAAGTGCGTTATGGGCGTGAACAGCGCCTATAACGAGATCTGGTTCTTCTACCCGTCGATCGAGGACGACACGGGCGAGATCAGCCGCTACGTCACCTACAACTACCTCGACCAAGCCTGGAGCATCGGCAAGCTGACCCGCTACGCCTGGGTCGACGCCGGAATCAATGACCTGCCCCTGGCCGCGCTGACCATGGATGGCGACTATTGCTTGGTCGAGCACGAGAACGGCTTCGACGCCGATGGCGATCCCATGACAGGGGTCTTCATCGAGTCTGCCGATATCGACATCGCCGACGGCGAGCAGTTCGCCTTCGTGCGGAAGATCATCCCGGACATGGCCTTCACGGTGGATCCGGCGATATCGAACACCCCGGCCATGAACATCGTCCTGAAGCGTCGTAACTACCCGGGCGAAGCCTTGGTCACGGACTCGACGTCCCAGATCACGCAGAGCACAGCATTCAAGAACGTGCGCACGCGCGCGCGGCAGATGGCCCTGCGCTTTGAGTCCGATGACGACGCCTCGTCGCTAGACCAGAAAGGGTATAAGTGGCGCCTGGGCGCGACTAGGGTCGACATACAGGCGAGCGGCCGCCGATGAGCAAGCTGCTGCCGACACGGCTCCCGCTGGCACAGGGGCAGACCGTGTCAGGGGACACCTTTAACCGCCTGGTGCGGGTGCTTGAGATCAACCTGGGGGCATTCGACCCTTCGTTCTCGGCGCACTACAATCTGGACGAGAGGGACTCGCTACAGTTTTCGACTGGGTCGATCATCTTCAACACCACGAACATGATTCACCAGGCTTTCGATGGCACCCAGTGGCGGAACCTGTACGAGCATCAAACTTACCCAACCGGGGTGTCGATTGTGAGCAGCCTCGGCTCAGTGACGGTGACGACGCCATGATGAACGCCGCCAGAAAGGAGAACAGACATGCTTTCCGGTAGCGGCATTGGCAACCTGGGCGGATCTTTTGGCTATGGTCCTAGCTCAGCTTTTGGAGTTGGCCAAAGAGCTTCTAATTTTAATATCAATCTTGGCTCTGCCGGTATTGGCGGACTACCATTTGCTCCCATCAACCTCGGCGGCGCTTCAAATCTAGGGTTAGTGAATCAGGTGGCTTCCGCTGTGAATAGGCTCACACCGGAGGCTATCGCTGCCGCAAGAAGGGCAGCCGAGAACCAAGCCCCAGCGCCTGCTATCAATTCCATAGAGGATCAGCTTGCAACCGCTGCTCGCATTGCAGCAGCCGTTAATCAGAGCCCTTCTGCTCGTTCCTCCGCCCCTGCGCCTTCGCCAACCGTCGCGTCTACCTCTCGGCCCGCACCTAGCGTTTCTGGCGCAACGGGGCTGGCAGCGCAGGAGCTCACCGGCGACCCGGACATGGATCGCATGATTCTTGCGGCCCGTGATGCGCAAGGCGTCAGCACGGACGTGGGCCCAGGCGGCCAGACCATGGCTGAATATCAGCAAAGCGTCGCCGACTTGGCTGAGTTCAGGAACCTGCCGGAGAACGTCGCTTACCGAAACACCGTGCGTCCCGAGATCAAGGCTGCTATCGCCGGGCTTGCGGCTCCCTTTGTCCCTGGCGCAGCGGCGGGCTTGGCCGGCGCTCTGGGTGGCGGCGCGCTTGCATCGGCGGCAACCGGGGCTGCCCTGGGGTCTGGGCTGGCGGCCGCCACTGGCCAGGATCCGGTTAAGGGCGCGCTCACGGGCGCCCTGGGCGGCTTTGGGCAAGGCGCATTGCAGGCAGCAGGCCAAGCAGGCACCACCTCGGGCATTGCCTCGCTAGCGGATACCGCTAGCACCGGGGCGTCTGTGGCTGACACGGCAAGCCGCGCTGGTGGCGTCCTAGACGTCCTCGGGACCGTAGCAGATGTTGCTCGGTCCCCAATCGTCAACGCGGCGCGTGAATACATGGAAGCGCGAGACGAGCGCCCAGGCTATACCCCGCAGCTCCCTGGCCAGATCGACGTGGTCAGCATCCCAACCGAAGCGCCTCGCGCTCCGGAGGCTCCGGGCGTAGATATCGGCGCCCCGGTCATCTCCCAGGACGAGATCGACCGAATCGAGCAAGAAGAGGAAGCCGAGCGACAGCGCCAAGAGAGGGCTGCAGCCGAGCGCGAGCGTCAGAGACAAGAAGCTGAAGCCAAGGCTAAAGCAGAAGCCGAGGCTAAAGCTAAAGCCGATGCTGAGGCCGAGGCCAAGAGAAAGCGTGACGCAGAAGCCAAGGCCAAAGCTGAGCGCGAGGCGGCCGAAGCCAAGGCCAGGGCGGAGGCTGAAGCGAAAGCTAAGGCAGAAGCTGAAGCTGAGGCTCAGCGCAAGCGAGATGCCGAGGCTAAGGCAAAAGCTGAGCGAGAGGCCGCTGAAGCTAAAGCAGAAGCTGAGCGCAAGGCGGCTGAAGAAAGGGCCAATCAAGATTATGGCGATAGCGATCTTGGGAACTGGCAGCCTGACGCTGGTTCAGGCCGGGGCTGGGTTTATGAGGGGGTCGATCCTAATACTGGCGAAGGTATTTTCAGATCCGAGGGCGATCCCGGCAAGGTAATGCGAGACCGCAACCCGTCTCCGAACCTCATTATCGGCGAGAAGTATGTAGATGCTAATGCGGGGGTTGAGGACGCCGACACTGATACGGCGGATTCGGTCGTTAATGATCGGATCATTGAAGACGGCTGGTTGCGCAATGGCCCATGGCGCTACGACGGTGAGGGGATATTCACGGACGTCGCTACCGGAGCGGTTGTCTACGACCCCACTGTTCCGGAGGGGATCAAGGTTGGCGATAGATTTGATGCCGGCGGTAACAACGACGCTGTCCCCGTCGAAGAGCCTGCGGAAGAGCCGGAGGATGTCGCGGAAGACGAGCCCGAGGACGCGGTGGTCATCGTCACGCCTGATGATTTTGGGACTGATACCGGGGCCGGCACAGATGCTGGTACTGGCGAGGACATCGGCACTGGAGAAGACACTGGCGAAGAAATCATCATCGTTGATGACGAGGCCGGCGCTGATACTGGCAGTGAAATTGATACCGGAGAAGGCACCGGGACAGGAACCGGCGCAGGCACTGGAGCAGGAACCGGAGCTGGCACGGGAACAGGTACGGGAACAGGAACCGGGACTGGCACTGGGACAGGCACCGGGACTGGTACAGGAACCGGGACTGGTACAGGGACGGGCACCGGGACAGGTACAGGGACCGGCACTGGGCAGCCTAGCACTCCCGGAGGTATCCAGTCCCTGCTTCCGATGTTCGGGCTAGCGCTCCTTGGCCGCTACCTGCTCGGCGAGGCTGAAAAGGGCCAGCGCCGTGGCCGCCTGCCGCTAGAGCAGGAGTCGGCCACCGGCTACTACAACATTGATCGCGAGATCCGCCGAAGGATGGGCTTGGGCGGATAAACTGCTACTATGCGCCAAAGGATTTGAGGGTTGAACAATGGCTAATCCGCTTCAAGGAATCGTGACGCTAGGCGGCAATATCCTAGGTGGCCTAGGAAACGTCGCCTCGGGTATTTTTGGGACGAACCCCAGCAATCCTATTGGTACTCAGGTTGGAACTGCCGTCGGAAATGTTTTGGGCACAACTGGCTCCAACCCGATCACCCAGCAAATTGGTCAGTTTATTGGGAACCTCTTGGGCACGAGTGGCAGCGGCGGAGCCGGGGGCGGTCTTAGTGGCCTCTTGGGCGGATCCGGCGGCATTGGCAGCCTCCTGGCCGCAGGCGTGCCTGCCTATTACCTCGGCAAGGCCGCGATGGAAGAGGCCAAGACCCAGACCGGCGTGCCCCTTATTCCGCTGACCCAAGAAAGCGGCGCCGGGCGCTACAACATCGAGGCGGAGATTCGCCGCCGCATGGGCCTCCCTGCCCCGGATCCGGTTGAGTTTGGCCTTCTGCCCGCCGGGACGCTGCCTGAGCTCTCTGGCGGCCGGGCCCGCCCTCCTGGCGGTGAGGCTGTGGTTTACGAGTTTGCCTCCGAGCGGGTTCCAAATCTTGAGCGCCCCACTCCGGGTGCTGGGCGGATTCCCGCAGCCATGGTTCAGCGCTACCGCAATGGCGGCATCGTGGCTTTGGCCGAAGGCGGCAACCCGAAGATCGAGATCGAGATCGAGACCGAAGACGGCGAGATGATGGACGCCGACGAGTTTGAGCGCATGAACGGCGGCATCAACGGCGAGGGCACAGAGATCAGCGATGACGTCCCGGCCATGCTGTCTGACGGCGAGTTCGTAATGACTGGCCAAGCTGTGCGTGGGGCCGGATCTTATGATTTGGACGTTGATGAAGGCGGGATCATCACCCTCACCCCGGGCGGGGAAGAGAGCCGCGATCGCGGCACCGATTTGATGTACCGGATGATGGAATTGTTCTCCGAGTACGCCGGCGCTCCTGAGGAGGACTAAACGTGAGCATGCTTACCCCCGCTCAGATGCAAGCTCTCAACCAGCGAGCCGTGATCGGTGATCCAAGGCTCATGCCGCCTGGCGGCAAAAGCTTTCAAGACATGATCGCTCAAATGCGAGCGAACAATGCGCAGTTTGGAACTGGTCCAGTTGCGCAATCACCTAATCTTCCGCAACTTCCGCCTGAGCTGCAAAGAATAAGCCAGTTCGACGACTTGAACAGCCGCGATCAAATTAACGCTTTCTATGCGGATCCCGAAGGGTATTACGCGCGACAGGGCGGCGGAATGGTCCGCACTCAAGAATTTATTGACGCCAATCAGAACGGCGTAGACGACCGCGACGAAGGAGGCATGACCCCAGGCGGCGACCCAGCATCTGACTTTCTCTTCTCGCCTCAGATCGGTCGCACCGAGATGAAGATGGACCCGATCCAGCAGCAGCTGCTGTTTGGGTTGGGCGGCGAGGGCGGTTTCATCCCAGGCGCCATGCGCGCCGCAGAACAAACCTTCTTTGACGAACAGGGCCGCGCCCGGGTCATCCCGCAAGAGATCGCCGGCTTCAGCCCGGACCAGGTCCGCGCCTTTGAGCTCGCGCGAGAAGTGGCAGGCGCCCAGACGCCTTACCTACAGCGCGCAGAGCAGCAGTATGCCCAGGGCATTGGTGCCCTTGAGGCGAGCCAGCAGCGTGCCCTGGAGGCCCAGCAACGCGCCCTGGCGGACATCCAGAGCGGTGCCGCAACGGAGCAGCAGCTGCGCGAGGCGGGCCTTGGGGACATCCTAGGGGCCACCGAGGAGGCCCGCCGCCGTGCGCTAGGGGCCGAGACGGAGCTCCGCGGCGAGCTCGGTGGCATTGAAGGCATTCAGCGCGGTGCGGCTGGCGCCTTTGGCCGAGAGCTCGGCGACATCACCGGCATGGTGCGGGGCGCTGTCGGCGCCTTCGACCCGCGCACGGGCACTCAGGCTTACATGGACCCCTTTGAAGAGGCCGTGGTCCAGCAGACCATCTCCGACGTCCTGGAGCGCGGTGCGCAACAGGACATCGCAGCCCGCGCCGGCGACATCGCCCGGGGCGGTGAGTCCGCATTCGGCTCCAGGGCTCGCCTGGGCGCCTCTGAGCGCCAGCGGGCGCTGGGCCGGGGTCTTGGGGAGGCTATCGGCGCATTGCGCTCTGGCGGCTTCCAGCAGGCCCAGCAACGGGCCATGGGCGAGTTCGCTCGCCAGCAGGAGCAGCAGCGCGCTGCGGCTAGCCAACTTGCAGGCCTCTCCGGGGCCCAGCTGGGTGCCCAGACCGCCTTGGCTGGCCAGCTTGGCGAGGCCGCACGGCAGCGCTACGCGGCCGGCACGGGCGCTGGGCAGACGATCCTTGGCCTCGGCCAGGTCGGCGCAGGGGCCCAAATGGGCGCCGGTCAGGCTGCGCTCGGCACGGCAGGCCAGCTGGCAGGCGCCCAGGAGGCCCTTGGCGGGCTCTACGGCCAGCAAGGCGCGCAGCAGCTGGGCGCACGCGCCGGCTACGGCGGCTTCCTGAGCGGCCTCGGTCAGCAGGCACAGACGGGCCAGCTCACCGGCATCCAAGCCCTGAGCGGTGCTGGCGGCCTTCAGCAGCAACAGCAGCAGGCCATCCTCGACGCCCAGCGTCAGGCAGCCCTGCAGGCTCAGGCGGCGCCTCTGGCTCAGTACCAGGCCCTCCAGCCCTTTATGCAGATGGTGCCCGCTGGCCTCGGCACGCGGATCGACACCCAGTTCACGCAAGCGCCGAGCGCGCTCCAGGCAGGCATCGGCACCGGGCTTGCGACCCTGGGCGCGCTAGGAGACCTGTTCGGCGGCCTGACTGGGGCTCAGCAGAGGATCATCTAAATGGCGATGAATCGAGCGCAGATGTTCAAGCAGGTGCGGGGGTACGCGAACGGCGGCCCTCCTGGCACCGGAGGGATCACCGGGCTATCCGAAATCCTGGGGCTGACGCCGGCGCAATCGATCCTGGGCGGCGCGCCGCAGATGTCCTCGGGTGTCTCCCCAGCGCTCAGCCAAGCCATGGCTGCCCCGGCTCCGGGCACCCCGCTGCCTGCGGGCGGCTTCAACCTGCCTTCAGCGCTTGACCCTGCTGGCGCAGAGATCCTCCCTGGGACGATGGGTCCGCTCATGGATGCGCTGACGCCCCCTCCACGGGCCCAGGCCGCGCCTAGTATGAGTGGCGGGCTTGCCCCTGCCGGCGGCATGTCTGCCTACGATGAGCTCATCTCCCAGGCTCGCGCCGAGGCCCAAAGGCCGCTGGATGAGCGTCGCCAAGAATACATGCGCCAGCTTGAGGCCATCATGGGCGAGCGGCGCCCTGCTCCGGACATTTACGACCTGGCGAGCTCCATCGGCCAAGCGATGCTCGCGGCTGACCCACGCGCCGGGGCCTTCCGCTCCATGGGCGCTGGCTTCGCTGACTTCAGCCAGCGAGTGAAGGAACTTGAGGAGCAGCAGCGCCAGCAGGACCGCCAGATTGCGCTCAAGGCCTACGACCTCGCTCGCACCGACGAGCAGGCAGCGAAGGACCTCGTGCGTGATTACATGATCCTGAAAGCCAAGGATAGCCCGGACGACAAGCTCGGCGAGTACGTCGTTACCGACGAAGCCGGGATCAACGTCAAGGGCCGCACCTATATGCCGGGGGAGACCATCCTCCTAGATAACAGTGAGGCGCGCGCACTCCGCACGAGGATCAAAGGCACGGGCGGCGAGGGTGGCTGGAAATCCCCTGAGGCGGCCCTCACGGCTGTCTGGCAGGATCGGCCGACCGCCGAGGCCACGATCAAGAGCCTCGGGATGAGCGAAGACAATCCCAACTTTGAGCGCGCCGTGGCTCAGATTACGGCCCGCGACCCGTCCATGGTCGGTAAGCCGATCATCATGGGCGGGGCTTACACCGAGCTGCGACCGCTTGTCCGAGGCGACAACGTCTTCAACGTGGTCATGGGGTCCTCCGACGCGGCCGGTACGCCATTTATGACGACCTTCGCTGAGGAGCGGCTCAAGGCCCTGGCGAAGGGCCGGAGCGATATCATGTCCGCAAGGCAGACCGTGCAGCGCACCCGTGCAGCCCGGGAGCAGCTGCGCACCGACCCAACGATGAGCACCGGAAAAATTGACGAGGCGCTGTTGCCTATCAGGCAGCTGGCCGTGTCCGCGTTTGGGCTTGATGACAATGAGCTCGTTGGCCTAGAGAGCCTTGAGGCTGTGCTGAACTACCTTGGCCCGCGCATGCGAGTGGCGGGCTCTGGTCCCACCTCCGACCGCGACATGAAGATCCAGATGTCCTCGGTCGGTACGCTGGGCAACCGCCCCCAGGCGAATTACATCAGCCTCTACGCCTTTGAGCGTATGACCGAGAACGCCCAGCGTCTGGCCCAGCTTGAGGAAGAGGCCTTGACCTCTGGGCAGTTCTCCAGCACTGACCAGCTGAATCGGTTCCTGGAAGAGAACGACCCCGGGCTCTTTGAGCGCTTCGATGGCGACCCCGAGGACGATGCCGCAGTTCAGGCTTGGTACGATAGCCTTCCAGATGGAGCCGTCATTGATAACACCCAGGGCCTGATGGTCGACGCTGATGGCAACCCGATCAGGACGCCGTTTATCATCAAGGGCTGGGTCGCTCGACAATAAGAGGGGCAAGACATGCCGATCACCTTACCGCCGGATGCGGCGCCTGTAGAGCAAGGGGAGCGTCGCCAGCTTGGGCCAGAGCAGCCCAACAAGAGCATCCTTGATCGCATCGCAGAAGGCCCGAGCGCTATCGCCCAGGCCGTCAATCGAGCCTCGCCCCAGGTCGAGTTTCCCGAGTTCCCCGAGATCACCGAGATGGCCGGGGACCAGGCGGGCTTCTTTGAGCGCCTAATTCCGAGCGTCAAGATGCTGATGACCCGGGACGACATGGGTAAGGCGGAGATCATCCAGCGCACCTTTGGCGATGATCCGCGTTTTGGCGGCGCCTTCGTGGACCGCTACAACAACCCCATGGTGATGTGGAACGGGATCCCCTACTACGTCAACAAGCCGGGCATCAGCGACACGGACCTCGGGCAGTTCATCGGCGAGGTCGCTAAGTACCTGCCGGCGAGCAAGTTCGTGGGCGGGGCAAAGACCGTTACCGGGACCGCTGCCCGCGGGGTGCCCGCTTACACGGCTACGGAGGCCGCCGGCGAGATCGGCGAGGCCGTCGTCACCCCGGAGACCCGGGCGGCGAAGGCCAAGTCCCCTGAGGAGATGGCTGGAGAGATCGGAACCAGCACCGCGATCGGCGTCGGCACCGACGTCGCCATTCCCCCGGCCCTGCGTGGGATCAAGGCGGGAGCCACGGCCGTTTCTGAGCGCGCTGGCGGCCTCTTCCCGCGCATGAGCGAGGAAGTGCTCTCCACGTCCAAGTACCCGCTGACGGTTGGCCAGCGCGGTGCCAGGCCGCCTCAGGGCGTCACGCCTCGGGTGACGGGCCAGCTGCGCACGGAAGACGAGCTCCGCTACGCCGCCGGTGACTCGGCCGGGACGGACATCATCCGCGGCTTCGACGAGCGCCAGCTGGACGAGATCCGGGCTGACGCTATGGCCCTGCAGGAAGAGTTCGGCGCCGGCCTGCCGGGCATGGAGCCGTCCTACGGGTCGATCCCTCAAATGGCAGCAGAGGCGGCCCAGCAGCGCGTCTCTGGCGCCGCAGGGCGGTTGAAGGAAGAGTCCAGCCGCCTGTACCAGGCCGTGCGCGAGGCGCCCAGGCAGCCCAGCATGACCCCCCAGGGGGTGCAGGTGACCGCTGGAAATCTCCTTGAAGTCCTGTCTGAAATGAGGATTACCCCAAGGCAGCTGGAGCAAATGCCGGCTCTCAGAAATGAGGTGACCCAGCTGCGACGGCTCCAGAGGCGCTCTAGAGACCCAAAGTTCAGGAGCCAGTCGCTCGACGCGCTTCACGGATATCAAAAAAGCCTGAGCGTTTCTGTCGGCAACGCCAGCCCAGGGTCCCCGGAGCAGCGCGCGCTGCTTGAGATGAAGAACCGGCTCGACAATGCGATCTATGAAGGGATTGAGCGCGGACTAATCACTGGCGACCAAGATGTCCTTGATCAGCTGCAGAACGCGGCTGGAGCATATCGGGACTATATGGGGCTGGTTGGTAGAGGCCCGGCGAAGAATCAAGCCCAGCGGGCATCGAACCGGATCCTGGAGCAGATGAGCTCCCGGGACTACACGCCCATGCAGGTGGCGAACCTTCTGTTCGGGCACAGCAAGTTCGCCCCGAACCAGTCTGTGCCCTTGGCGCTCGACAAGCTGAAGACGATCCTCCCGCCCGAGGAGTACGGCGAGGTGGTAGCCCTAATCAAGGACGGGATCCTGACCAAGGCTTTTTCTGGCCGCGGTGGCGAGGTCACGCGGTCAGCGATCGTCAACAATTACGACCAGGTCTTTAAGCAGCAGAAGCCGATCATCGAGCGCCTGTTCTCGCCCGAGGAGATCCGCCGGATTGAGTCCTTCCGCGAGAACGTCCTCCCGACCCTGTGGGCCGAGGTGAAGGGCAATCCCTCGGGCACCGCTTACACCATGCTCAACGCCTTGAGCCGCCGGGGGCTACTGTCGATCCCCTACATTGGGCCGAAGGTGGAGGAGGGTCTGCGCGAGGCTGGCAGGATGAAGAGCGCCCTGGACGCCACCCGGCAGTTCGTGGGGCGCATCAACCAGCCGCTGCTATCGAGCAGCGCCCAGGCGGTCATGCGCGAGTCCCTGAGCAAGACCGCAGACGAGCTCTTGCCCGAGATCGAGATGACGGATGCGGAGCGTGAGGCGGCGCTGATGCGGCTCCAGGAGATCGAGCAGCGAGGCCCAGAAATGCCCCTACTGCGTTTCCTGCAGCCAGAGGCTGGGCCCGTGCTTGAGGCCGTGCCTGGTGGTATGGAGATCCAACGCCTGCTACAGCAACAGCCCCAGACCATGGCCCCCATGCCCCAGGGCTTCAACCCGGCCATGTCGCCGACCATCCTACCGAACCCGGAAGATCGCGAGCTCGCGGCTCGCCTGCAGGGCGGGATCCTGGGCCTAGGCTGAGGGCTCAGGATCGTCCGCTAGGGGGCGCATGGCGACCAGCGCCCCGTCCACGCCGTACTCAAACTCAAAGCCCATGTGCTGCTCGCCATCGATCTCGACGACCAGGTTCCGAGAGATCAGGCGCAGCAGCGCGGCTTGATGGTGGAGGGTCAGGCGCGAGAAGAGCTCGATGATCTCCGCGGCTTCCAGAACGGGCTGGTAGGACTGGGGCACGGTGCGCGTCTTCTTGCCAAACAGGCTCATCGTCTCTCTCCAAAGATGCGTGCGTGCTCGCGCTCGATCAGCATGCGCAGCTGGTCGACCTTCGATCGACGCTCCTGCATGCAGAGCTCCTGCAGCAGGTCGTAGGTCTCCTGATCAACCGCCAGCGACTTCCGCTGGGTGGTCTTTTTTGCTTCCATGGGCGCCTCGGTGTTTTCCGACTCGCCAAGGCTACCGTTTTGTGCAAAGATTCACAACCATGCACACAATCAAGAATCCACTGCTTTCCATGCCCTCGGCCTGGTGCCTGAACCAGGCCCTGCACAAGGCGTCGGAGGAGACCATCCCCCTGATCAGCGCCTTCCAGGCAGCCCAGGGGCGCGAGCAGCTGCCGAAGACGCCAGTCTTCCGCATGGCCAAGCAGGTCTTCCCGAACGTCTGGCGCATCCCCTTGTTCAGGCGCCAGTGGTGCTCGATGATCGTCGAGGAGCTCCAGGGCATGACGCGCCAGGACCCGCGGGCGCCGATCGTGCTCCGGGACGAGGTGCCCGAGCTCGCGGAGCGGATCTTCTTCCTGAGCCAGAGCGTGCTCCAGAGCGTGCTGTTCTCGCTGATCCAGCGGGAGTGCAAGCACGTCGTCAGCGCCCATATCACGCAAAGCGTGCCCGGGGCGCCGGAGGCCTGGCGCCACCAGGGCTCGGCGGAGATGGTCGTGAGCGTGCCCCTGAACGCGGGCTACGAGGGCGGCGGGGTGGCCTTCCACCAGCACGGCTCCCTGAAGAGCCTCCCGGCTGGCCATGCGCTGATCTGGCCGGCCTTCCCCCACAGCTATCGCTTTGAGCCGGTGAGCTCCGGGCGGCGCTGGATGCTTCACATCTGGCTGACCGACCGGGTCTAAGCTGGTGCGCCAACCGCCGGGCAACGGGCGGAAACCACGACGGCGACGCCCGGTAATTTTCCTACCCCTTCGAGCTGGCTGCCACGTTGACATCGTGGCGATGCTTACTTGTCCACGGCTTATCCACAGAAACGACCGTTCGTCGGTGGGCTGATATTGCCTTTGCAAATGTGTGGACAACGACACGGAGCTAAGTATGATGGGCACATACCGGCACGGGGCCGGGTGAGGAGAAGCACAATGGCAAAGCAAAATTTTTTCCAGCGCATCATGGACAACGCAACTGACGCTTTTTGGGATGGCCCTGCCATTCGCGTGTGCTGCGACGCTAAAGACATCAAAAAGTATACGGCGAGCGCCGTGGCTTCAGCTGGGGTCTTTAGCGAATACGAAGACGATGACGTGATTCATTTTTTGTTTTTGGAAACTGACGAAATTGTCCGGGAATTAAATGCTCGCGGCATTGAAGTGGAGGCGGCGTAAGCCGCCTGAGGAGAAGCACAATGACCTACACCAGCAAAGCCGCTCAGAACCGAGACCTTGACGCTCTCAACCGCGAGTACAGCCGCATCACTGACGATGTGAAAGCTTTTGAGCTCCCCTTCTACCTGTACGAGATTCGCGCCAAGCGCCTCGACGCAGTCCAGGAAGCCGGCCACATTTCTGCCGAGCTGCGCGCCGAGATCGAGCGCCTGGTCGAGCGCCGGGCCGAGATCAAGGCCACCCCGATCGTCAAGCCCACGCCGCGTGGCCCTGCTAAGCCCCCGGTCAGCGAGCTCGGCACCTGCCAGGTCTGTGGGCGCGCTGTCCGCACCCCCAATGGTCGCATCGCTGAGCACGGCTACCGCCGCCTGGACTGGGGCTTCAACGTCAACAGCTGCTTTGGCTCCAAGTGCGCGACCTTTGAGGAGAGCCGCCACGTCCTCGCTCAATGGATCCAGCTGGTGCGGGACCGCATCGAGACTCTGGGCGAGATGGTTGCCGAGACCTCCCGGGAGCGCGTAAAGATCGCCAACGAGATCCGCTGCCTGGAGATGGAGCTGAAGCACCAATGCGAACGCCACGATAACTGGACCCCAAAAACGGAGGCGGCCTAAGGCCGCCGGGAGAGAAACGATGAGCTGCTACCTGACCGACGCCGAGACCATCGGCATGATCGCACGCTGGGCCGCGGACAACTGCGGCACCTTCCGGAACATGATCAAGGGCGGTGACCGCCTGAAGCTCGACGCGCCCCAGATCGCCAAGATCCTCGGGGCCGAGAACCTCGCCAGCTGCGAGGCTCGCTACCCGACCCACGGGCCCGCCGGCGGGTTCCTGGACGACGGCATCACCCCGGCGGATTACCTCGCCGCCTGCTCCCAGAAGGCTCGCTACCGGGGCTACAGCACCAGCCCCGCGGGGGTGTGGCGCATGACCGCCAGCTTGGAGCACCAGTCCTGCGAGACCGGCGAATGGATCGAGAGCGACGCCTACTGGATCTGCGACATGATTAAGCACGTCGCCGGGCGCATGATGGCCGAGGACCTGGTCAGCGTGGAGGCCCGCCAATGGACCTGATCACGACGCTCGTGAACGAGGAGGACGGCCTGGCCGTCGCCATTTATCAGCTGCCGTCCGGATCCTTCCGGACGGTCTTTGAGGATACCGATGCCGATGGGATCATCGATGTCCGGAGCCACGCTGCGGGCAAGAGCCTGGACGAGGTCGAGGCCTGGGCGACCAACGTCCTGGCCCTGGAGCCCGCCGACGAACGGTAGTTTTTTCTTGTCTCCAGATGTACACATCGACACGGAGACGTGTAGAATGGGCACATCTTAGAGAGGAGATGCGCCATGCTTTACAAAGATTCTTGCTACCGCTGCAATGGGACCGGCGTCTATCGCTGGGTGTACAACAACGGCCAGCCGGCTCAAGGTCCTTGCTTCGCCTGCGACGGCGAGGGCTACAAGCTGCGCAAGACCAGCCCCGAGGTGCGCGCCAAGGCGCGTGCCAAGGCCCAGGCCAAGCGCGAGGCCAAGCTCGCCGTTGTTCGCGCTGAGCGCGAGGTTCGCGCCATCGAGGCCGCGAACCGCGGCAACTACACCCTCTACCTCTACAGCCTCGCCCGCGCTTCCCGCGAGGCCGTCAAGCCCCCCAAGGCGCCCGTGCCCACGGGGCGCGTCGAGGTGACCGGCACCGTCATCTCCACGCGAGAGGAAGAAGGTCCCTACGGATCTCAGCGCAAGGCCCTGGTCGAGGACGACCGCGGCTTCCGCCTCTGGGGCAACCTGCCCTCCGCGATCTACCGCGCCGAGAAGGGCGATCGCGTTACCTTCGTTGCCGGCCTCACCGCATCGCGCGACGATGAGTTCTTTGGCTTCTGGAAGCGGCCCACCAAGGCCGCTTACCTCGACCAGCAGGAGGCAGCATGACCTATCGAAAGCCGCCCTACCCGACGAGCCGCTACCAGGCTCGTCAGCGCCGTAGGGACCAGAACGCAGCCTGGGCAGCCGATGCCCAGGCAAGGCTCAAGGCCTTTGAGGCCAAGCAGAAGGAGGAGAAGAACAATGAATGACTCGATCAACATCTGCGAGGAGCGCAAGGGTGAGCACGTCTTTTGGCGCGTCACCTTCGACCGCTCCCGCAGCGGGCTCTACCCGACCCGGGAGGCTGCCTGCCAGGCGGCTCGGTTCATGCTCGATCTGGAGGAGGCCATTGCGGCGATCCGGGAGGGTGGGGAATGAGCAAGCACACACCAGGGCCCTGGTTTGCCGTAGGCGCTCAAGTGGAGACTGAAAACGATTCGGTCCCCGACATTTGCACCTGTGATCCGCAGGTAATGAGACAGTCGCATCTTGACTGGCACCCAAGAACCGTAGAGGCCAACGCCCGCCTGATAGCCGCAGCGCCTGATCTGTTGGCGACGCTGAAGGCCGCTGTGTCGCTGCTGGAAAACCTTGGTTATTTTTCTGACAACTCGCTGACCGTTGCCGCGGCCCGCGAGGCCATCGCGAATGCAAAATAGGAGGATCGATGATCCCTGAGATCCGCAAGAACCTGGTGCTCCTCCGGGAGCTCAACCGAAATGGCTTCACGACCAGGGTCGTAGCTGAGACCCTAGGGCTCCTGGCTGAGATGGAGCGCTCGATCAATGGATCCAAACCGACTCATCGACCGGATCCTCTTGGCCTTCGTTCTCGGGTCGTTCGTCGTGGTCCTGATGTCGATCACCACGAGCATAACGTGACCCAATTCGGGAGCATGGATTGATGGTTGCGGACAACTCGATCCAGGCTCGCGAACTGACCTTTGAAAAAGCTTCCGCTTTTGAGGTTCCAAAGCTCAGAAAGTTTGTTCGCGAAAATCACTATTCAGGCGCATGCCCTCCAGGGAAGCATTGGTTTACGGCGTGGTTTAACGATCAAATGGTTGGCGTGATGTTGTTTAGGAAGCCAAGTTTGCCTAACACTGGAAGAGCTTACGGCTGCGATTTAGAACTCAGTCGGGTCGCCCTTTTGGACAACGCTGGCAAAAACAGCGAAAGCAGGTTCATCGGATGGTCGCTGCGGTGGCTCAGAAAAAACACCGACCTGGATGCGGTTATCAGTTTTGCAGACCCCCGCTTTGGCCATGTTGGGACCATTTACCAAGCTTCTAACTGGGAATATTTGGGCACAGAAAAAGGTCACGGAACTAGACGTATAGTGGTCGATGGGGAATGGCTTCACAGCAAAACAGCCTATGACCGATGGGGCATGAGTGGCTCAAAACTGATCGAACACCTCGCGCCTAAAAAGGTAGAAATTGTCGTATGCCCTCCAAAGCATGTTTATCGGTTCGCTTTAAGAAGGAAGAAGCGTGAACTTCGCTGCAT